GGATTTTAATTTTCACATTCAGTTAAACTGAACGTCACATCCACTGATAAACAGTTGAATTTGCAATTGCTGCAGAAGTACACTCTTACGTTAGGTGTTGTGTGAGACACTAACCGTACGCGTAAAAGATTGATCGCCAAAAGAGACTCTTCTTAGTAGTCCATCCTCTTGGTGCTTTGCCTGAGTAGATTACCTCTAGCCATCGTTTCTGATCTTTGGAGAACCACCCCTCCTCAGGACACGGATAACTAGATTGGAAGAAGTCCATGTATTCACAGAACCTCTTATCCCACATTGCTCCACCGAGCCACAGGCCAATCAGACGGGTAAACGCCACGTCTAGTGTGAACACACTAGATTCTGGATACAACGCCAACTTGAACCATTCATCTGTATCACGATGAACGTGGCCACTACGATATTTGGTTCCAAGAAGTTTGAAGTCAGCTGGATCAGCTGTTTTCTCACATTTCTCGGGTTTGATAACCATACCCGTAGGTTTACAATCAAGCTTCGCCGTTTCGAGTTGAAACTCGTCACTGGAACGAAAAGCGCTGTCGTCACCCAATACCTTAAGGTTTCGGATCTCTACATCTTGGCAGTCTGCCAAATAATCAATTAGTATGTGATTAACCACACTATCAATCATCTGCGTCCACCACGATCCGGAAGGTACACCCCTGAACTTACGAAACATTCGTCCATCAGGCATGAGAATGGGAGTGTTGATAAAGTACCACACCATTCCGTCCCAAACGTTCCTCCACTTTTGCGCGTCTTTCTTAGAAACTGGTTTTCCTTGAAAGGTCGAAAATTCGATATTCTGGCGAAGAATATCGAACGCAATGCGGATTAACCACGCTGGTACTTTGGTGTCGAAACTCGAAAAATCGATTCCGTACAATGTCTCTCCTTCCCTCAGTTTGCAACACCATTCGGTGTACAAGCGTTGGGCACTCTTCCCGTTCAACATTGGCGAATTGGGATCGTTCATAAAGTCACGATACATTAGGGGGGCGTAGAAACCCTCCACTGTCAACATCTCTGCGGGGTAGATCCACACAAGCCGCGTTTTCGGATCGTCACGTTCTGACATTCCGCCACGCTGACCTGCCAAGCAAGGGGGAAACCTCATCTTGGTTGGATTGAAACGACCTTTTCCATCCTGTTTCATTCGGTGACCTAACCATCTTGCCTCATGGTAGATCTCTTCCATAACATCACCCTTCTTCTGGCCCATGAATGTTGATCCTGCAGACGTATCACGTCTCAGAAATTGACCAACTTCGTGCCAATCAAGGGGTTCACGTTTGTAAGGTAACTTGAACGCTTTCTTCGCTTTGCCGATTGCACGGCGCATCGATGATTTTTGAGTTGCGGACAAATCATTGAATGAATTCTTTTCACCGCTGAACTTCTCCAAAGCCTTGTACATGCCAGGAGTGCCTTCAGGACGGCGAGTGAAACCACGGATATCCTCGTAGGTGTCTCGAGAAAATAGTTTTAATGTCTCTCTAACATAAGGATCGGTGTTAGAGTTAGACGAGTAGGTGCTGTATCCACCATAGCGAGCGATCTCGGCTAAGTTGGGCGACCTGTAGTCGGAAGAAAGTACATCTTCGCTAGTGGTTGACCCCTTCCCGGTATCGGGACGGAGGTGGAGTGCGTCAATTAAATGAGACCCCTTAGCTAAGACGTAGTGTTGGGTTGGTTCTTGAGTAAATTCTTCCATTTGCTCAAGGAATGAAGGAGGCAGAAAAACAGTTTTCACTGTCAAAAGTTGGACTTTTGCG